GGCATTTCGTACCTAGTTTATCAAATGCTAATGCTGACTTTTCTGGATCGTGTATAAGAGTTGTTTTAGGTTGACGAATACCATAATCAGAAAGTCTTAGTGCTGTTCTATATTTGTCTGTGCAAATATTAATTGTTTGTCTACTATTGACAACACAGACACTATGCTTTTCTAATGAGGATATGATATCCATCCAACTGTCTTTTCTGACAACTGAACCTCTTACAATAGCGATTGTATCTTTGCCTGAAACGACAAAACCTTTTTCATCACCTTTATTATGTAATCTAAAAACACCATCTTCGTATGAGGTGTAACCACCAGATAGTCTATACAGATAATGTTTCCAACCTAACTTTTCTGCTTCTTCTTTTAATCTATCAGCAGTATGAAAGGTCTTTGCCTTTTCAGGTTCATCTGTAATAATAAGTAATCTATGTTTCTGATCGCCATTGGCTTCAGATATAAATTCTCTAAACTTCGGTGCTTTCATTGTCAATTTTTTTACCTATGTTATATTTTGCTTGTAAGTCCCATTCACTCTTTTCTTTAAATGCTAAAACTTTTATTTGAGATAGAGGTGCTTTACTTTCAGCAACTGATGAGTTGATTATAGCAATCAAACCCCAATCTGCTAATAGTTGAGCAATTGTATTCCTTCTTTCGATATCATTATCTGATAAATTTGATTCTTTACCATCTAATGCAAATAGTTCTTTAAAATGCACTATGAAATATCTACCTTGTTTATGTAGTATATGACACGATTGAAATAGCTTTTTATCTTTTCTAGAGGCAACACCAATTCTAGTTAGTGTTTCACGAACCTTTAAAAAATCATCTGGTTCTTTTAGTTGAACTTCCAACATCTCATCTGGATGCCAACTTTCATTTAATTCATTCATTTTATCCCACCTTTATATAATTTTTCTTTAATCAGATCAATTTGACCTTTGGTGAGTATATCAAGAGCAGACTTTGCCTTATCATTACTATATCCATAATACTCTTTTACACACTCAATTTCTTTTAATTTACTCGCTCTTAGAAAAGGACTAAACCTTTTCTTTGGTCTAATACTATTTAGTAGAAATTGAAACTGCATATCTTTATCAATGAAGTGATTTCTATTCATTTCATTAACTAGCATTATGGTGTCTGAAAAAGCAGATAACATCTTGTTTACAATAAAAGCAGGATACTTTTTAATCCACTCTTTATCTTCGGACTTCATTAAGTCTTTCTTTGTAAAGTTTATGGAGTTTAAGTATTCTTTAAGTTCGTACATTATGATAACCTTTTTATTTTTTTAGTTAAAAAGGAAGTCAAGTCTGATGGTTTATCTCTAAAATTTTTAGAATTATTTGTAAGTTTATCTATATAATCTTCATCATTAGCAAATCTAGTGCTTCTTGTTTTAAATGCTCTTTCTTTTTCGAGACATAATCCTCTTCTTTCTTTATCAGATATACTTTGATATTTTAAATCTGCTATAGGAGCACTACCTTGAAATTTTTGTATATGGTCGTTTATTGAATTTATTTCCATCCACTCACACAGCATTGAAGAATCTCTAAAATTCATTGATTCATTAGGAATCAAAAAACTAACCCAAATATTTCTAGTTAGTTTAGGTCCATATCCATATTTTTCAAACACAGGTGCCCATGCTGCTTTTAAATTACCTATGTTTTTTTTAATTTGATTTGCTTCTGGGCCCAATTGTAAAATAACTTTATGGTCGCCCCACCTATCTTGTGGTTGAGTTGTTGGTTTTCTTCTTTTAGTCCTGTGTTTATTTGACATACTATCATCTGACATACCAAAACCTTTACCAGATGAAGTTCCTATTTTAATAAAAGTAGAATCTGTAAACTTGTTAGGAGGCACGGTTGGTTTATCTATACTATAAACAATTGAATAAACAACACTCTCAAATTGATTTGCTGCCTTTGATACATCTTTATAATGATACCATTCAGAATATGTAAAGTCTTTAGCGATTAAATCGTGTTTAAGATATTTCCCTATCATTTGAATTTAACCTGGGACATAAGTTCAGTTAAACAAGCCACCAAGTTAATTTCTTGATCTGCAACAAAGGCAGATTTATACTGATAATCAGCAATAATTAAAACAGCATGAGGTATAGTCTCTGGTTGTAAACTATCGTACACACTATCATAAATTTTTCTAAAGATTTTAACTGGATCGTTATCAAGATTATTGACAACCCACTTTCTCATATCACTAAACTCTTTACCTTTGAGATGAGTTAAAAGTGTCTTTAAATTTTCATCAGATACATTAACAAGAACACCAGCATCAATAGTACCACTTACTGAATATCTTTGTAATTCATTAATGAGTTTTCTAAAGTCTGGGAAATGTTTCTTGATTAATTCTGCAAGTACCTTTTCTTCATAAGTTACATTCTGTTCTTTAAGAATAAAGGTTGCTCTTTCAAATAACTTACTTGCTAATTTAGGTTTATCTTTGGGATTAATTCTAAATTCTATATTTGAAAATCTACTATGTAAGGGGTCTATGATTCTATTCTTGAAATTACAAGTTAGAATAAATCTACAATTCGCATGAAACTCCTCAATGAAGCCTCTCAATGCAGGTTGTGTTGATTGTGGATTTAGATAATCTGCCTCATCAAGTATGACTACTTTTTTACCACCAGATAGTGATACAGTAGAAGCAAAGTTTTTGATTTTATTTCTTAGTACATCAATGCCACCTTCTTCGGAACCATTAATCATAATCCAATCACAGTTTAATTGTTCACACAATGCCTTTGCAACTGTGGTCTTACCTATGCCTGGTGTACCTGAAAATAAAAGATTTGATAACTCACCCTTTTTAATAAAAGATGAGAATAATGTTTTTAATGATTCTGGTAGTATACAATCATCAATCGTCTTTGGCCTATATTGTTCGACCCATAAAAAGTCTGTATTCATATTTCACTCCGTTCATGTTATAATAAAAATTACTTAGTAATAGTACTGTCTGGCTCAAGAGCAATCCAGTATTCAATAGGGAGTTTTGTATTTTTAAAATATGATATAGACTTAGAAGATACAGAAACATCATAATCACCTGATAACATTTTCATATTTTCTACTTTGAAATAGAAAGTATAATCTGCTGTTGCGTTTTCACCAACAATGATATCAAAGTTGTTTGCTGTATCGTTTTTCTTATCACATACTTTTAATATAGTGTTTCCACCTTTTTCACCTACTAACGCAAGGTCAGGAGTTTTAAGTATTGCAGCCATCTTCTTTAATTCAGAAAGATTAGATTCTGATAAACTAAAAGTTACATCTGCCTCTGGCATATTAACTTCTTTAGTTGGTGCTACAATTACTGATGGATCAGAATAAAAGTATTTTGCTTTTGACTTACTTCCGTCTGAAGCAATAGTCATAAACTTATCTTGTAAAGATAAATCTGGTTTGTTTAAACTAGATACTACTGATAGAAATTCGTTAAGGTCATAGATTGCAAATTCACTTTCAAATGATTCTGTAATAGTTGCCTTAGCAAAAATATTTCTCATAGTAGAAATAGTTGATAGTTCACTTCCTGGTTTAATCAATATGTTTGTATTGATTTCAGAAAAGTTTTTAAGTATATTTAATGTATTTGTATTTAGTTTCATAATAAAAATTTCACCTTTGTTTTTTTGTTTAAGTTATAATAACATAGTTAAGGGGCATTGTCAAGCAACTTGCACCTATCATACCCCTTTTGATAATATTCATCAGAAGGTTCTCCACATATATAAATTCTATTGGTATTTTTAGCCGCTAAGGCTGTAGTGCCACTACCAACATAAGGATCAACTACTACATCACCTTCATTGGAATGTTTTTTAATCAAATCTTCAAATAATTGTAAAGATTTTTGTGTAGGGTGAAATCTATCTTTACCATGATAAATTGGATATTTGTCATAAATTCCATTATCATACTTACTATTGAATGTTGCCTTACCACCCTTTACACAACTAATAGCAATTTCTCTAGCATTTGATAGATAAGTTGCTCGTTGATTTATAGGAACAGGATTTGTCTTAACCCATTCTATAAATCTATGTTTGGAAAATTTACTTAACAAATTTGCTAAAGTTTCTATTTTCCATATATCAAAAAATATAATACAACTACCGCCTGGTTTAAGTATTCTATAAAACTCATCTATAGATTTTTCTAAATCTTTTATGGTAAAGTTTTTATCCCAATTTCCAAATTCAGTAGTTAGTGCTAAATGATTTTTTGAGCCGTCTGGATGCTTAGTGTGTTCACCACCAGCATTCAAATGTTTTTTGTATGTGTCCATACCAGACGCCTTAGAAATAATATAAGGTGGGTCAGTTAGAACTAGGTCTACAGAATCACTTTCAATTGTAGAGAGTAATTCTAAATCAGTTTTTTTATCGTATCTTGATTCCATTTTCATATATTTCTTTCTGTGTCAATGATGCACCTAATCGTGGGTCTTTCTTTTCTAATATAGTATGATATGATTTTTCAAGTTTTGGTAAAAGAATATTTAAAACAGTTTCTCCATCTAATTTCCAAACCTCAACAATGTTACCTTTATCAAAACGAGCAATGTAATGATTTTTATACTTTGCAATCTTTTCGTTTTTTAAGTATTCAACTTGTTCTGACCAAGTAGGGTGTACACTTATACCACTATAAGTACCTTTTATAGTTTTTGTAATGGTAGACTTATATTCTGCACCACCATCTTTATCATAACCATCAGCGCCAGATAATGTATCTGATACTTTGTGGCCTAATTCAATTGCAATATCAATCTCTTTTGCTCTTGCATATGAAAAAGGGTCGCCCCAGTTATTTTCATTACAAGCATCTAACATCAATCTTTTGCCTTGTTTATATTTTTCTTCTGGTTTCATAATATAAATTCTTTCAATTGTTGTGGTTATAATAACATAGTTAAGGGGCGTTGTCAAGCAACACCCCTATCTATTATCAATTACTTGATGTCAATTGTACGAGGTTTCTTTTCCTCTGGTACGATTTTTTCCAACTCAACTAAAAGCATTCCATCTTTCAATTCAGCACCGTTTACTTTAATGTCTTCCGACAAAGTAAATGATCTACTAAATTTTCTTTTTGAAATACCTCTATGTAGAGTTTCCTTTTCATTCTTATCATCATTATCAGCTGACTTAATCGTCAATTGATTGTCAGAGTATTTGATTTCAATATCTTTTTTACTGAAACCAGCAAGTGCCATTTCAATTTGATAATTTAAATCATCTACTTTGTTAATGTTGTAAGGTGGATATGATGTTGGTTGTTTAACCGTATACTCTAATGTATTATTAAAGTGGTTGAATAGGTCATCAAAACCTACTGAAAATGGACGCAAATCGTTCCATATAGATAGTCTAGTCATAGTTTTCTCCTTTTATAAGCGAGTTAATAAAACGATACCTCGTTATGAGCGTATCACTATTATTTATATAAGAACTCTTTTTAAAATTACAAGCCCCTATAAGAATTTTATTTTAAACGCCGTTTTTAAAGGGAAACGGCGAAACCCAAATCGGTGTCTTTGCGGAAGACACTCTACCTCTAATGTCAGGACTTATGAATTGCCTTGACATTACTATTTATATGGTAATATACCTTTACTGATTAGAGTAAGCGTATTTTTGTTTACCATATAAAGCTCTGATACCAGCAGATACGATTTCTAGAATGTTTACATTCTTTACTTTCTTCGCACCAGCAGCTAAAATTGCTTTAGTAGGCGTACCTAAACGATAAGATGTTCCGTTAGATGTCTGGTTAATATAAACCATATGTCCTTCAGTTCTTAACTGATCTACCATCGCTCTTGGTGATGTTAGGTCAAATTTAGTTCTCAATGTAGTCCAAGCAACTGCTTTTCCTTTTGATAATAAGTTTAGTACTTTTGTTTTTTTTGTTAAGGCTTTTCTACCCATAATATATCAACTCCTTCAAGTCTTTGTCACCATTGTTTATTACATTATTTGATATGGGCAACATATTCATACCAAGTAATTCTTTTTATCAGCCGTCTTTTAAGGCTTTTAATCTCTGGTCTTTTTTTATTCTTCTAATTTGTTGTTTCTTTTCTTCTCTTTTTTTAAGAGAAGGTTTAATAAAATATTGTCTAGTTCTTAATTCTTGTAAAAGACCTTCTTTCATTAATTTCTTTTTTAAAACTCTCATGGCCTTATCTACATTATTATTTCTTACACTAACTTCTATTGTCATTTCTTAACCTGCCCTCGTATATAATCTATTAACCATGGGTTATCAACTAGTACTGTTGTTAAACCATTTGTTATTGTATTAACTGTAACTTCTTCTTTGTCGCCAAGATGCTCTACTAATCCATACTGATAAACTATGCCATGCATAATCTCATGTAGAACTGTATTCACACCATGAATACTATTCAAACTGGACTTTTTTAATCCAATCTTACCTTGTGATTGAAAAAACTCACCTTGTGCCTCTTCGGTACTTGCAAAAGTATCAGGCCAAAAGTCAAACTCGTAATTAACATATCCGATTTTAACAGAATTTGGTATTATGTTTTTTTCAGTTTTGTTTTTCATTATCTATATAATATCATACTTTTTGTTTATTGTCAAGCAGCTTTAAGAGAGGCGGTAATCAGCCGCCCCTCAACTACATTATGAAATAGATTTTGAATAACTCTAGTAACTAGGGTTATCTTCCTCACTATCATCGGAATCTGGTTCTTCTAGGACTGGATTACCCCAAGCGGTGATATCTTCGCCGCCATCAATTTTGGTATATAAGTCCATAAAGGAAGTTTTTGTGTCTAGGTCAAATCGGTTAGTACACATCTCAATAGACTTCATTTTATCTTTGAAGATAATAAATGCCTCTACGATATGAACCAATCGTCTGGTAGATATAATTTCATCTACACCGCCTTCGTAGTAAGTTTTACGAATGATGTCTGCCCAAGTAATTAAGTTCTCGGCAAACTTCTCATCTGATTGTTTTGTCAAACCTTTTTCGGACATAACATTTAATAAGATTTTACTTTCGATCTTATTTGTAGGATATGCCTGTTCAACAGTAATCGGAAATCTCTCAAGGAATGCCTCGTTAAGAATATTAGTACCGATAAACTTGCCATCTTCAGATCCTTGACCCTTAGTATTGGCAGTCGCAATCACATTAAACCCTAATGCAGGTTTAATAAACTTGTTAATCTTTTTAAGAAAGACACCATTGCCTTCAAGAATAGGTTGTAAACACATAATCTTGTTTGATGCAAGATCGATTTCATCTAAAAGAAGTATAGCACCTCTCTGCATTGCTTCGATAACAGGACCATTCTGCCAGACAGTTTGACCATCTTGCAGTCTATAACCACCGAGTAAATCATCTTCATCGGTTTCAATAGTAATATTCACACGGATACATTCTCTTTTAGTTTGAGCACAAGCCTGTGAAACATTCATAGTTTTACCGTTACCAGAAAGACCTGTAATAAAGATTGGGTAAAATTGTTTACTTGAAACAATCTTTTGAATATCTTTGAAATATCCCCAAGGTACAAACACAGGATCTTTAGAAGGTACGATATCACCTGTTAAAGATGAAACGATAAACGCAGCCTGACTTACTATTTCAGTAGCAGGTGCAGTTTCATTTTTAGGTAATTCGGATTGTACTTCTTCTTTTAGTTGAGAAGAAATATCGTTGCCGTCAACTGGTAGAGAATAAACTCCTCTAGCAACTTTGTAAGCATCTTGTTTTAACCAAGATGGATTTTTGATTTTGCCACTTTTGACAAAGTCGTTTATTTCTGATCTAGTCAAATCAGTTTTTTTGTAATGTTTATACAATACTTCAACTTGATTTAATTGATCTTGATTTAATGTAGTCATTTTTAGTCCTTTCATAATGTAGTTCTTTAGTATGGTGCTATGCTATCATGGATAAAAGCATTAGTCAAGCATATTAACCATTTTTTTATCGTTATTTTCTGCGCTTTTTCCATTTTCTTTGTTCGTTCTTTGTTCTTTTTAGTAGATATGGGGGTCAAAAACCCCCACATTTTGATTTTTTGATTATTCACTAACAGTTTCGGTAGTGTCTGATTCCATAGTTTGACCTATTGTAGGTAAACTATATGAAGCTCTACCCACTCTGTAAGCAGTATTCTTCATTAACCAAGCAGGTTTAGTAATACCAAGTTTACTTTGAAGGGATATAATATCCTTTCTAGTGATTTCAGTAGTAAAGCCTTCTTCATTTGCCATTTTAACAAATGATTCCTGAGCGGCCGTTAGTTTAATTGTATTATTTTCCATAATATAAGTTCCTTTCAATTTAAGCGACTTGCGAAATAAATTTATTTAAGACTATTCGACTATCTCTATTTGTTTTTAGATTAGAAGCAAACAGTCTTTTTATTTCACTCTTTTTAGCGTTCTCTGATGGTGTCGCCATTTGACCATCAGTTACTTGCATCTCACCCCCAGCAAGGAGGTAAAATTCATCATAGCCTATGCTGTGTTTTACAGCTAGACATTTATTTTTTCTAAATTCAGCCATTACTTTTTTTCTATCAAAAGTTTTTCTGCCGTCATAAGAATAACTGGGAAAGTATTGATCCATAGTGCTACGATCAACTTGTTTACCACTTGAAATATAGAAACCTAAAACTTTAGTACCAGTTCTTTCTCTTAAAGAATCTAGTAAACTATGGGTCATATCTCTAAAACCTACTAAGTATTCTTTTTTAGTCTTAGTATCTCTAAGGATCATATTACTTTTATAAGAAGTATAACCAACAAAGTAACCTTCATCTCTTTTATATATAGAATTGTTTTTCATTTCTTGTTCGGTAGGATTAAAGAAAATCTTTCTATCATTACCGTCACTATGACCATCAGTTAAAAAGATTGTATTCATTTTATCAATAGCATATTTTTTTCTGAAAGCAGTAACCATAGGCATTGCAGCCATGATACAATCATTTAGTGGAGTAGAACACATACTGTAACCTTGAGGTTCTCTTGGTAAGTTACTAACCCAATCAATTGATGCCATGTGTTTATTATATTCAACAAAATCCATGTTTCTTAATTTTTTTCTTGCTAAATATCCATCATATCTAGGATCATTTTTAGTAGCAACTAAGAATAAGTTAATCATACCTTTTTCATATTCTTTACTATTCATTCTAGAAGATACAAAGTTTATCAAAGACAATCTTTCATCAACCGTAATATCATTATCCTGATAACTAGGAAGTCTCTTACCTTTTTTAGTAAGGTCTCTATTAGAATGACCATCATTACTGAAAGCATATACTTCAAAAGGTATATTTATTTTTTGACAGAACATTGTTAAATTCATTAATTGATGTATAGTAGAAGTAATCTTATCGCCCATACTGCCTGACCAGTCTATAAACATCATCATACCGTGATTTTTACCATCAGGTGTAATTGCCATTCTTTTAAAGATATCATCATTGTATTTGTAACTGTGTAATTTAAGTGGGTCAACTACACCAGACTTATCTTGTTTAGTTCTAGAATAAGCAGAAGCAGCCTTTTTCATTTCATATTCTTTTACCATGTAACCAACTTTTTTAGATTGTGATTTTGTAAACTTTCTGTATTCTGAAAGAAGTTTGTTTATTGAGTTTAATCTTTGTGTATCTTTAATTACATTAAATCTTGGACTAAAATCTTTTAAGACTTGTTTGTAATCTATAATATAGTCATTGACATTTTTGTAATTGTGAATATTAAGATATTCATTATCTTTAGATGCAGGATCTAATAAATTTTCTTTTTTGTTTTCCCAAGACTTATCAGTTTCAGCAGATATATCTTCTGGTATCTTTGCAGGTTGTGAAGGTGAACCCTCTAAGTGTTCATCACTTTGTTGACCGCTTTTTGGATCATCTGAATTAATAGGATCTTTTTGATCTGTATCTTTTTCTTCTTTATCTTCTTTGCCTTCTTCATCTGATTTTTTAGAACCTGATTTTTCTTCTTCTTCTTTTTCGTTATCATCAGGTTGAGATTGATCTTCGCCGTCTCTCATTTCATCATCATCTTCGCCATCATAGTCACCATCGTCAGCAGTTTCAGATTCCATTTCTTTTTGTTTTTCTTCAGCTTCTTCTTTACAATACTTTGATAATTCTTCAGCAAGATTAATCACATCATCAAATGTCTCTAACTTTTCCATTCTATTAACAAAGTCAAGTTCAGTATCATCAGAGAATGTAATAGGACTTTCTACATGAGAAGATTTAAAATGAATATTTAATCTATCAATAAGAAGCATATCATCAAGGTCTTTATCTTTAGTACCAAAAAAGTCATTATTAATAAGGTCTCTATAACCTCTAATAAATGTTTGTGATAAACCTGCATATTTTCTTTTGATTAACTTCTCGATACGAGCATCTTCAACAACATTCAAGAAAGAATGTGGAATCTTTTTTTTAGTAACAGCATCTTGCCATCCTGATGATGGTGTAAATAATGCATGACCGACTTCATGTGATATTAATAAGTCTGTAATATCTTCATTCATATTTTTCCATATAGGTAATACAAGTAATCTATGCTTAACATCAAAGTAAGCTGTTTTTACTTTTTTATGTTCAACTGATATATTTTCAGTTGCAAGTAATTTGGCAAGAAAAGATTTTGCCTGATTGTTAATGTTGTTTGTTTTGTTTGTTTTCATGTTTTTCATAATATGTTGCTATGCTATCACCAATCGGTATAAATGTCAAGCACTAATTCGGTAGTTAGAAATGACAACAAGATGACTATATAAACAAATAAAGAAGAAAGAGAACCTTGTTGTCATTTTTTCTAACATAATATTATACTATCATCAATTGGCATTGAAGTCAAGCATATAATCCACTTTTTTTTGGAATAAAATAACCCTTGTTTTTCAAGGGTTTATAGTACTAACAGAATGTTATACTATGTATGTTCGTACTTTGTTCTACTTTTTAAAGATAAAAACTGGTTCAAACTTACGACCTGGTATATCAGGTCTTTCAAATTCGCCCATGTATTGTTGTTTTTGTTTAGTTTCAGTAGTATCGCCGTCTAGGGTTGATACAGCAGACCCCCCTTGTTGAGTACTAAGAGATAGCCACCATGTGTCTGTATGTTCAAATCCTACTGATTTTGAGAGGGCTACAGTATCTTCTTCAAATGTCTTGTACTGTTTTGTATTCGCAACATTCAAAGCAAGCATTTTGCCAGTTTTAAGACCTTTGTATGCATTGGCAATAGTCTGTTTTAGAAACTTTTCTTTCCATACTTCAGATGTATCGAACTTAATACTAGATTGTTCTGGCTCATCACCATATGCTTCCCAACCAAAGTAAGGTGGACTTGTAAATACAAAATCTAAACTTTCATCTTCTGGAATAAATGTTTCACTACCTTGTCTAAGTAGATCATATGTATTGTGAGTATTACCAAAGTCTTTTAATATACCCTCTAAACCTTCATAAGTCGGAATACAAGGATCAGTACCGATATAGTTTACCCCAGCCGCAATCGCACCAAGTAATCGACCACCATAACCCATAGATGGATCCCATACTGTACCTGCAACAGTACCTTCAAGTGGACTATCTTTATCTACGAATACATCATAGAGAGCTGCAGCCGCAGTAGGTCTAAAATTAGAAACCATTTGAGTACCAGTATATCGTCTTAACATAGAACGCATATCTGATTCTGTAATTTTGTGTGCAGGTTTCTTTTGAAAGAATGTACCTGTTAATATTTTGTTTAATCCTTTTTTAAGATGTTCTTCATCTTCCCATATCTCCATAGGTGTTTTCATCTTACCACACTTAATACCCCAAGCGTGTTCCATATATGACCATGCAAGATTAAGACCATGTGCTGATTGACCTATAACTTTATTCTTTCTATCAATAAGCGTATCTCGTCTAAAGTTTACTAATAGATTAAAGATTTCTTTACGCCAATTTTCATTTGTAGGATAAAAAGGAAAACCTTTTGTTTTCCAACTGTCGTGAATCTCTTGTAGGTTATCGGTCATATAAGTAAACATCTCCTGGTAGTGTGCCTTTTGCCCATGTTGTAGAGCCAACTAGTTTCATATTGTTTTTGAGATAGAATTTCTTTGCTATCTCATTATCACTACGAACACTCAAAAATACTCGTCTTGGATTTACAAACTCGAAAAAGTTTTGTAGTGCCTGACTAGCAGAACCGTTCTTATGTTTGGCTGCTATTTGATGTAATACACAATCGCCTTGTTGAGCAAGTACTTCACCTATTCTTTGTTTTCTTTTATAAAACTTATATGTAATAACAACATCATTATCATAGATAAGATTACCTTTTGCAATTTCTCTTTTCATATAATCTGTTCTTATATGAGGAAACCATTCTTTATGTTGATAAAAGATTTCTTTTACCGATTCAAAGTCAGTTTCTTTAGCGTGATTCATACAGTTAGTATAACACAGATTAATTTAAAAGTAAAGCCCTAAGGTTTTCATTAGAGTAACAATCGGCAACTAAATGTATTCTATCAATATCACTAGTATTTCTTACAGCATGAGCTCTAGTTACATCTGTATAATAATAATGACCAGTTTCTAAATTATACTCTGTGCCATCTTTATCTTTGGTACTTTCATATAAAGTAAATATAACTTGTTTGTTTGTTCTAATTGGCATATGTATTCTAACTATATCACCATCATCAAAACCAATTTGTTTATCTATCTTGTCAGTATGTTTACCGATAACTTTACCAGCTTCTAGTTTCATAAATCTAACTCTTTCAAACTCACATGGTAAGTTCTCTAACATTCCTAATACAGGTTTCATGACATCATTATCTTTTAATGTAGTCCATTGTAGTTTAGTATCTATGTTTACTGAACTCTTTAATACACCAGGTTTTAATATATCAGTTGGTTCAGATCCGTAACCATGTAGAGATATAGCATCCCAACCAGTCTTGGCATATTTTGTTTTTACTTTTGTCATATCTAAATTATCTAATACACCTGCTACTTTTGATAAGTCGCCTAGGTGAGGTTGTAAGTTTAGTTCTTTCATTATTGGTCTATTCATTTTATTCTCCTCCTGTTATTATAGATAATAGTCCTTGAAACAACTTATTACCTTTACTAACATTTTCTTTCCAGTCTTTAGATGAATTTTCATCAACATGATCTGAAATATATTTGTAACATTTAAATTTTACATTATATGTTTTGCAAACTTTAGCAATTGCATAACTTTCCATATCTACAATATTACATTCTATTTTAGGTTTAGTAGTTGCAAATGTATCACCACTACCACACACTAGTCCTCTAGAACCTATTATAACGCCATCTTCATACGGCGTTTGTCCTAGTTCAAATCCATTTGCCGTAGCATCCATATCTCTATCAACATATCCAGTCACTTCAACCAGGCCTTTAATATCATTAACTGATCCTGCTGATCCATAATTTATAATCATATCTGCACCCTCGTGTATTGCTTTCATGGCAGCAATCGTGGCATTAACTTTACCAACACCAGACACATAGATATTATTAAAATCAATATATTTTGTTTCTTCTGGTAATGCTATAATCAAAGCTAATTTCATTTTATTCTCCATTGATACTCAAAGTTTTGTGTTTCTGAATTAATCTGTAACAACTTTGCTCCATTACTTATATGAAAATGTGTAGCCATAGGGGTCAAGGGCGACAATGTAACCAACTGTGTTATTTGATTTTGATCTTTTATAAAGTCTAAAAACTTTTCTATGATTTGTCTACCTGCACCTCTTTTTCTAGACCATACAGTATATGCAACAGCAATAGTACCTGTGTCTTTTGCAAGCTGACTTAATAAATCTAACTCTCTTACTGTTTGTGGTATTTCATTTGTGTGTGCCACACAGATAATACCTTCAATATTATCTTTATATTTTAAACCAAAAATCTTTCTGCCAAAACTTGTACGAAATTTTAAATCTAACTCTGGTCTTACAGGATCTTCCGACACATCTATATCTGTTAGTTCAACTAACTCTGTGCCTTTGACCCATTTAAAAAAATCATCAACTCTATCTTGAAGTGTTTTCATTTTTTTCTTTTTCTAAAGAATCTTCTCCATAGTGTTGAGCGTGTCATTGAAACAACTGTAAATATTATTGCAATATAAAAGTTTTCAAATATTGTTGGATGTAAATCAAACAAAGGAAATACTGTCAACTGTATTATGATAGATAAAAAGAATCCACTTCCTACATCTATTACACTTTCAAAAAAATCTCTATTTATTTTCAACTTCTGCTCTCAATCTATTTTGTTGATTCTTAATCGTTTCTTTTATAAGTTTAACTTGTGTTTTTTTTGCTCTGTCTAATTTAAGCTTACTTACTAAATCTGTAAACACATAACCATTCATATGTTCGTTTTCGTGTTGAAACACTCTTGATGACATACCATGTAAAAACTCTTCAACCTCTTCACCATTCTCATCTGTATATTTTACATTTACCCACTTTGGTCTTGATATTGATAAGAATAAGAAAGGAAAAGACAAACAACCTTCTTTCATTAGCTCAGTTTCAGGACTAACATCAATAACAACTGGATTAAAAATACTTCTTTCTTTACCTTCTTCTATTTGTGGATGCCCCATAACAAACATACGAAATGGTAATCCGACTTGATTGCCCGATAAGCCTATACCGCCATATTTGTTCATAGTCTTAATCATTTTTTTAGATAATTCTTTTCTGTCTAAAATTTTAAACTCTTTTAGCATATCATCTGTAAAAGGTGCAATCTGCATCAATAGTCTAGGATCAGTAGGTGGTATTAAAGGATAAGTTTCTGGATCTTTTTTCTTTAGATTCTCGTGCATATCTTTTATTTTGTCATTAACTGTTTTTTTTTCTGGTTTAATTAACACTTTACCTTTTTGTATATTCTCAAAGTGTCTTGCTGCTTCTTCGATCTTTTCTGGTGTTAGTTTATCTGTCATTATTTACTCCTTAAATATTTTTCAATCTAGTAAAATTTTTATACTTCTCGAACCTGAGTATGGCAGGGAACTTATCAATTAGAGTATCGCCCTTATGAGATATAACAAAGACATTTTCTTTATCCATAGTGGTATGTAATATTCTCATAAACTCATCTGTGCCTGAAGTATCTAGCGAACTATCAAATATTTCATCTAGTATTAATAGATTTGTATTTGTAGAGTTTTTTAATTTAGCAATTTCTCGCCATGTAAATAGTATTGCTAAATCTATTCTTAACTTTTCACCTTCACTAAATGAGTGATAGTTAAATTCGTCTCGGTGTCTAGATTTGATTGTTTCGTTAAACTCTTCATCTAAACTAAAATTAACAAAGAAGTCCATATCTGCTAAATTCTTGTTAATAAACTGATTCATTATTGGTAAGTATTGTTTAATGATTTTAGTTTTGATACCTGTATCTTGCATAAGGTGTCTGGCCGCATCTATATAAATCATTTCATCTTTTTGTGATATCTTATCTTTTTCTAAATCAACCAATTGTTCTTGCAGCTGATTCAACTCGCCGACTTGAACACTTGTAGATTGATTTTCGGTTGATAGGTCATCTACTTCTTTTTGTATTTTATTTTTAAAACTTTCTATTTGGTTAATTGATGTTTCATAACGATTAATCAACAACTCTTTTTCTCTTATCAGAACCATTGTTTTATTAATATTATCAAGTTTCATTTCATTAGTTTTGATATCTGTTTCGATTTGACCTAGTGCCACATCTAACTCTGTAACTTTATCTTTCTTTTTATCAATCATTGTAGATTTAAATGCCGCATCAATAACTTGCTGACAAGTAGGACAATCATCATGCGATTCAAAGAACCTTAAATCTTTTTTATGTTTGTTGCAAGTGTTTTCTAACTTTGCTTCCATTGTATGTAATTTTTGATGTTTGGTTGTTATTTTTGTAGAATCTATTATTTGTTTTTGTAAACCAGCAATATCTGTTTTAACACTTCTAACATCTTCGTTATAATTTTCTATATCAGTATCAGCTTTTGTTAATTCTAGTTTTTTAGAATCTACTAAATCTTTACTACGATTGCTAATATCATCAATATAGGTTTTCTTATCTTCAATTTTACTATTTACCATTTGATAATTAAAGTCTGTTTGTTTGATTATTTCATCTTGTGATTTTTGTTTTTCTCTGAACAATAGGTTCATTTTAGAAAAGATTTCAATGTCTAATATTTCCTCCACTACTTGTCGTCTATGTCTTGCTTTTAGTTGCATGAATGGTACAAACGAAGCATTACCCAATATAACAACCTGTGTAAATGATCTAAAGTTTAATTTTAATATTGTAGATTCTAAATGTTTTTGATAATCTCTTACGGCAGCGTCTTGATTTAACATATCACCATCGCACCATATTTCAAATATATTTGGTTTAATGCCTCTTATAATCTTATAATTTTTTTGACCTACTGTAAATTCTACTTCAACAACACATTCTTTTTCGTTAATAGAGTTTATTAATTGGTCTTTCTTGATTGCTCTAAATGCTCTTTGAAATAAACCAAAACATAAAGCGTCTAACATGGTAGACTTACCTGCACCATTTTCGCCAATAACTAATGTGGCATTTGATTTATTTAAATCTATCTCTATAAAGTGTTGACCTGTTGATAGGAAGTTTTTATATCTTATTTTTTTAAATATTATCATCTTTTATATCACTATCTAGTGCCTCAATAAACTTTTCTTTAATCATAATTTTTAATTTATCTTTGTTTAAGTCTATTGGCAATTGATCTACATAATTATTAACTAATGTAATCGTATCTTCAGACCCCTCAACAACATCATCGCTGACATTGGTATGATTGAGGTCAGAATAATCTTCTAGTATTTTAAGCTCATGTACACTTATCTTGTTATATAATCTATCAAGTAGTCTATCAAACATTTGATTATCTTTTTTACTTACTACAACCAACTTAATAAACTTTTGATTGTATTCTGTTATATCAAACTTATCGTAATTTGTTTCGGTGTCATTATATGTCAACTTTTTAAATATAATGTGTGGGTTCGGAACAAACTTAATATCTCTTGTTTCAGTATCAAATACATGAAACCCCTTTTGATTATTATAATCTGACCAAGTCATTTCGTATTGACTACCTAAATAGAATACTTGACCATCATCATTCTTATGGTGAAAATGACCACTATATGTTTTTTCAAATCGTGATACAATCTTCTTATCATGGCCATGTGTTTGTACTATATGATCCATCATTCTAAATCCGTTTAAATCAAAATGCCCCATACAAACATCAGCCTCTGCTGTGTTTAACATTTCTAAACAATGTGCTTCGTTTTCTGGATTAATCCAAGGCATCATTAAAATTTTAGTGCCGTCAAAATCTACTACTTTTGGATCTTCATATATCCAAGGTTCATTTACACCATCAGCTGCTGTGCATAATTCTTTTACAGCATTCACTTTGTTTGTGTTTCTATAATAGATATCGTGATTACCAATAAGTATATGTGTATCAATTTTATCTTCCCACAATCTATTCAAAAACTTATGTCTAAGGTTGTGTGCTATTCTATAGTTAATATATTTTCTTCTATCAACTATATCACCTAAGTGTATAAGTGTTTTAATGTTATGTGCTTTTAAATAAGGAAAGAATACATCATCATAAAACTTATAAAAGTAATCATCAAATATACTGCTATCATTTCTAGCACCGAAATGTGTATCGTTTAGTAGGGCAATTAGCATATGTTATTTTTTTGTTGGTTCTTCTTCTCTAAAATTTCTTTGTAGAAAATCAAGCAATTGACTTTGATATTGTTTATCGTCTCCTGCTAATTGATCCATCATATTTTCAACACCTATATTTGCTATTAACTTAGATTTAATCTGCATTTGTTTTTTCTCTTTTTGTATTCTTCTTATAAATGCAAAGTAAATTATTTGTGTGAAATATGCAAATGGGTTCTTACTTTTATCTGGATTAAAATTACTCATATATTGTAAACAGTTTTCTATACCATCTGATATCATATCATCTCGATATGTATAGTTAATAAAATTCGGTCTATAAGATAAGTGATTTGCAATTTTTAGAAAACATTCACCAATGTAATTTGTAACATCTGGCTTACTTTCTTTTTGTTCTTCAGCATTAGTACATCTTGCTCTGTACTCAATCATCGCCTCTAGAAACTTTTTATTGTCAACGTAATGAGGTTTGTGTGCTTTTGTTTTCATAATATTTTTCAACTTTCTTTAATGTATTGTAACACAGTTTCTGGTAAAATGCAAGCATATCAATTAATTATTTTAGTGTGCTTGACATTGATAGGAATATGTGTATAATCGACTATGTAGTCGCTTTGAGGTGGGCTAAACCTAGTAACCTTAATGTACTGTTTTAAGTTTAGTTGCATCATATTTTTCTTTAAACTCTTCAAGTTCTTCTTCTGTTAATTGTTTCTCCATCTCATCAGCAAGATTCATAATCTTATCTATTTCTTCAGCTGAATAAGCAACTTTAACCTTTACAGTCGTTAATTTATTTAATATAACTTCATAGTAGTGTGCTAATTCTTTAGCTGCTTTTGATATAACTAGTACCTTATCTTTTGGAATAACAAATAACTTATCATCTGTAAAAGGAATCCATTGTTCTAATACTGAATCATCTTTAACCCCATATGATGTAATTCTTGGTACTGATTTTAATTGTAACGGGTTTTGTATTCTTAGAAAATCTTTATCTATTGTAATACTACCAACCAACACACTTCCGTCAGTTAAACGGACTATGCGATAATCAACAATATTATTATCTGGCTGTTCTATTAATTTATCCATATAACTATTTATCTATTCCTTCAAGTCGATATTGTGTATTTCATACTCAAACTCTTCCTCGGTGTAGATGTTTATCCTTTCTTGAAAATGTTTTAATGTAAAGTTTTCTTTTGATTTATAAGTTAGATTATCTGCTATATCATACAATGTCGCATTAACCTTATTGTCGCCTAATCTTAACCCACGGCCTATAGACTGTAGATTTCTTATTCTACTTTTTGAAGGACTTGCAAAGATAATGTTATGTAAGTTTTTAATATTAACACCAGTAGAGAATGTACCATAACTTGCAACGATAACAGCATCCTTTTCTTTTTCTACTATACCTCTTATTGCTTCTCTTTCGTCTGCTTCAACACCACCAAAAATATAAAAAACTTTTCGACCTTCTTCAGCCTTTTCTTTTATTATCTTATGTAAATCTTTACCGTGTTTTTCGACTAACTGAAATAACACCAAAGTATTACCTTTTAATTTAAGTGCTAGATTACGAATGAAATTTTGTCTTGGTCTGCTACTTACTAAGTAATCTATTTCATCTTGATATTTACCATTTGAAACTATCTTAGAGTTTTCATCTGTATGTTTTAATATTAAACAACGAACAACAAGATTTGACAGCTGTTGTTTATCCATAAGTTTTCTAGTAGATGTAACTTTGTTTACGGCACCAAACAATCCTTCTAACACTAATCTATGACAATTATGAACTAAAGCGCCTTCAATAAAATAATTATGGTTATCTTCCACGTTTATATCATACACATTATCATCATAATTT